ATAGCGCTGCTGTGGCCTGGCTTGATGACAGCGCTGTCGAGGGTGACGCCGGCTCGACTGCTCAGGGCGCTAAGAAGAACAACATTCACTTCGTTAACCCCAAGACCAACATTGAGGCACTGAAGAAGGTTACGGGTATCCTGGCATTCTCTGACGAAATGCTGGAGGATCATGCGTGGATGGCTTCGCACATTAACAACCGCGGCGTGTACCGCATCGCTGTAGCTGAGGAGAATCAGCTGCTGAATGGCTCTGGTCAGAATGGCCAGATTCAGGGTGTGCTGTCTAAGGCAGGCGTTATCTCTCGCGAGGTTGAGAAAACTGCTACTGTTCCTGAGTTTGGTGAGGCTGTGCTTGAGGGTGCGATGGACGTCCTTGAGCAGAGCGGTTTCCCGGCCGACGCTATCGTTCTCCACCCTCGTGACTATGCTGCTCAGCGTCTGGCTAAGGACAGCAACGGCCAGTACTTCGGTGGTGGCGCGTTCACTGGTGCGTACGGCAACGGCCAGGTTCAGATTGTGCCTAGCTTGTGGGGCCTGAACACCGTTATCTCCCCGCGCATCCCCCAGGGCACTGCTCTGGTTGGTGCGTTCAAGGCTGGCGGTATGCTTGTCCGTAAGGGCGGTGTCCGTATCGAGGCCACGAACTCACATGCGGACCTGTTCGTGTCCGACGTGACTGTGGTCCGTATGGAGATCCGTGAGTTGCTGACCGTGACTCAGCCGAAAGCTTTCTGCAAGGTTTCTCGCAAGGCCTGATCGTGGATCTTATTGGGGCTGATACTCTGGAAGCCCTAAGTAAGGGGGTCATCAAAAAGGATGACCCCCTTACCCCTATTCTTATTAGGCAGGCTTCCGGACTTATTAGGGAATTCTGCGAATGGCATATCTACCCTTTGATCACTGAGACTAAGCGGATAGATCACAAGGGCGGACGCTTTATTAATCTGCCCACACTGATGCTTCAGGATGAGCCTACGATCGAGTATCTTGGTCATGAGCGTGTGGTTCAGGAATGGTCTGAAGCTGGTATGTGTAGGCTGAGTGATCCACTGCCTGCCGCTATGGGGGCTATTCAGGCTACGATGACTCATGGTTATAGTGAGCTGCCTGCTACTGTGGAGGTAGTTATGGCGTCTATTATTGTAGCTTCTAGGACTGCTCCGGTGGGTATTAATCAAGCTGCCGTGGGCTCAGTATCGAGTACGTTTGAAGTTCCTGGTGGGGGTATTCGATTGAGCGCTTATGCTAAGCGGGCACTCGATGGTTTTAGGTTGGTGTATCGTCCTTGAGCTTTCCCTTTCTAACTAATGGTTATATCTGGGTGGCTCGACTTCAAGACAAGTACGATGACCGGGGTAATCTGATTCAAGATCAGGTAGCTAAGGAATTCACTATCCAGGGCTGCTCTATTCAGCAGCCTAGTGCTGCTGAGCTGTCTGGTGATAGGCAGGGTGACGGTCAGTGGACGTACACGGTGTATGCACCACTGACTGCATCCGTGCAGGCTAAGGACCTGGTCATCCTCAGCTGGGACCACAAAGGTACGCCGGGAGAATGGTTCAACAAGACCACACCTGTGTACAGAGTGTCAGGCGTTCCCGGTGTGTGGTCTTACGATTACCTAGGCCTTAGTCACCAGGTGATTAAGCTTGTGGCGGTGGACTGATGCTTGAGAAGCTCGAATTCCACGATGAGGGATTCCAGGAAATGCTTAAGTCATCTGAGGTTGCCTCAGTCCTGAACGATATGGCCCAGAAGATATGTGACCAGGCTAACGACAATGCTGGCCGTGATGACGCGTTTGAGTGGTCGGGCTATGTGGGCCAGACTCGGGCTAGGGCTACGGTGAGGCCGGCTAGCTTTTATGGGGCTAAGTCTGAGGCTGACAATAAGACACTGACTAGTGCGTTTGGGAGTTACACTCATGGGTAAGTATGTAGCCGAGTTCCCTGACGCTGAGGCTGCCTGTATTATGGGGCTGCGGGCCCATCTACAGGGGGTACCTGTCAGGCAGCAGGCAGACAAACTAGGAACTCGACAGTGTGTGGTCAAGCTGACTAGTTCTGGTACCCGCTTAGATCCTCGTAGAGTGAGGGTCCAGCTTACCGTCACATGCTGGGGTAAGGACAACACTGATAGCACAGAAGCCTTTAACCTGGCAGCTAAATGTCTTAACTGGGTTGAAGAGAGACCCTATTATGGGCATATGGGTAAATACCCTTGCTATAAAGTAGATATAGTTTCTTACCCTTATTATGACCCTGACAGTAGCCAGACGACTGGTGGCTCAGGGATCGCTCGATATTCTTTTACGTTCCGTATGATTCTAGCAGGAGTGAACTAAATGGCTGTAAATAACCGTAATGTGCTGGCAGGCCGTCCGGATCAGGCAGTGACTGGAGCTATCCTGTCCACTACTACTCTGGTGACTACTCTTCCCAGTGATCTGTATAATCTCGATCTAGGTACTCTTAAGATGACGGACTCGGGATATGTTAGTGATGCTGGCCTGACTCTGTCGGTTAAGCGTTCAACTAACGACATCAAGGACTGGTCTCAGTCTGTGGTTAAGAAGATCCTGAGTGAGTTCTCGGGTTCTATTAAGTGGTCTCACCTTGAGGTTTCTGAGGGCTCGGCGAAGAACTTCTTCGGTGAGAACAACGTCACGGTTACCCCGAAGACGACTTCTCAGGGTACTCGTCTGCTGATGAAGCTCCGCGCGGATGAGCTGCCACACAAGACCTGGTGCTTCCGTATGAAGGACGGCGACGCTAAGATCATCATCTGGGTTCCTGATGGCCAGATCACTGAGGCTGATGATATTACGTTCGCTGCTAGTGACGCCATCAAGCTGCCTGTGACTCTGACTTGCTACCCGGATGCCCAGGGTAACTCGTTGTACATCGCCACTGATGACGGGGTGACTGGGGCGTGAGTAAGGTATTTCAGCTCGATGGCCCTAAGGCTACGGACAATTTTAAGTTCCGTATGCCGGGGTCTAAAGTCACTCATGAGTTGCCCTCGCTTCAGAAGCTGCCTGTGGGTATCCGCAAGCGTATGGGTGATCTAGCCGGGGCTATTCAGGCTCAGCAGGAGCGTGGTAAGAAGCCCACGTCCAAGCAGACTTCCGAATTGCTTGATTTCCAGCTTGATTTGCTTGAACACTATGTTCCGGGTATCACTAGTCAGCTGGACGACGACATGTTTATGGCTCTTATGGAGGCGTGGAAAGAGCACTCTGAAATCAGCATGGGGGAATAATAGGGCTAGTGGGGGTGTGGCATAATCACCCACTAGCCCTAGAGCGTGAGCTCATTGGGCTAGGTTTGAGGTCCCGCCAGATAGGTTCGGATGAGCTTACCTGGCGGGACCTTCAGGCTATAGTCAGCCACGCTGAGCCAGGAGGGCCGCTGGCTAAGGATCTAGGCTATGTGTGGACCACAGACGGCTACATGCTAGCTAACATCTACGACGTCCTCGCTGGGGCCAACTGGCAGCGTGCTGGCAAGTCAAGTGAGCCTCCACCTAAGCCTATTCGAAGGCCAAATGAGATTAGGGATGATGAGCGTGCTTTCGGGTATGACCCCATCCCTCTAAGTGAATTCAATGATTGGTGGGATGCCTAATGGCTTCTGTTGAGCTAGCTACAGGTTACTATCAGCTAGTGCCTTCAATGAAAGGCAACAAGGAAGCTATTGTAGGAGAAATCACTGGGGCTGTAAACGAGGGGTCCGATAAGGCTGGCAAAGAAGGTGGCGCAAGGCTGTCTACTAGGCTGGCTGAAGGGCTTAAAGGTAGCTCTCTTGCAGCCCTCGGTGCAGGTGTGGCCGCGGGTATAGGCGCTGCCCTCTACAAAGTTGGTGAGACTTTCGATGAGGTCACTGACACTATCCGCACTGGTACTGGCGCTACGGGTGAGGCTCTCGACGGACTAGTCGATGTTGCTAAGCGTGTGGGCTCTACTACTCCAGCTGAGTTCTCCAAGATTGCCCCTGTGGTTGCTGACTTGAATACCAGGCTAGGTCTGACTGGCGAGGACCTCGAGACTGTGGCTAAGCAGGTTCTTGAGGCTGGTCGGCTGCTCGGTCAGGATGTCGATATCAGCAAGACTACAGCGGCGTTTAGTGCTTTTGGCCTTGAGGCTAAGCAGATTCCTGGAGCTATGGATGACTTGTTCAGGGTCAGCCAGGCTACTGGTTTAGGTTTCAATGACCTAGCCCAGAAAACCGCTCAGGCTGCTCCTACAATGAAGGCTCTTGGATTTGGGTTCCAAGACACAGCGGCAATGATCGGTGCCTTCGACAAGGCCGGGCTTAATTCAAGCCAGATCATGACCTCTATGACAAAGGGTCTTACTACTCTGGCTAAGTCCGGTGAGGAGCCTAAGGAAGCCTTCAAGCGAGTTACCGGTGAAATCAGTGGTTATATCCAGACAGGTAATGAAGCTGCTGCTCTTAAACTTGCTAGTAAGTTGTTTGGTACTAAGGGTGCTACCCAGTTTGTGGAGGCACTAAAGCAGGGCAAGATCGGTGCTGAGGACATGATGAAGTCCATCGGCGCTACTGATGACACTATTCTTGGTGTGGCCGGTGAGACGTCGGACTTCGCTGAGAAGTGGCAGATAGTTCAGAACAATGCTCAGCTCGCTCTAGAACCTCTAGGGTCTGCGGTGTTCAGTACTCTTGCTGACGTCTTGTCGGCTATGGCGCCTACTCTTCAGGATATAGGTAACTGGCTGAAAGAGAACACATGGGCGTTCGGAGCTCTGGGTGCGGCTATAGCAGGTATCCTGATCCCTGCCTTCGTTACGTGGGTGGCAGGTATCTGGGCGTCTACGGCAGCTCTTCTTGCCAGCCCCATCACGTGGATTGTGGTCGGTATAGCCGCTCTTGCTGCCGGACTTGTCCTCCTGATTGCTAACTGGCAGGCTGTATCTGACTTCATCGGTGGTGTGTGGAACGCTACTGTGGAGGGAGCTGGGCACCTGTGGGAAGACTTTGTCAGAGGCCTGACGGAGTTCGCTACGGGCATCGGCCAGTGGTTTATGGAAGGTCTAACCGGGGCTGGGCAGCAGATTGCTGAGTTCTTTGCTGGCCTACCTCAGATGATCCTGGACGGCCTAGCCGCTCTGGGCGAGGTTACCTTGATGATTGTGGGCTTCTCTATAGGTATCTTCGCTGGTCTGATTGTGGGATTCGTACAATTCCTGGGGTACATTCCAGGGTGGCTCGCCTCTGTGGGTGAGTGGCTGATGTCGCTTCCTGGCAAGGTACTTGAGTGGCTTGCGGGACTTGGCCAGCTTGCTGGTAAGGCGGCTGAGTGGTTTGGCGGGTTCTTCCAGAGTATGGTCCGCAAGGGTGGCGAGATTATTGAGTGGGTTAAGCAACTGCCTGGAAAGATCATTGGAGGTATAGCGTCACTGGCGTCGAGCCTCCCTCAGAAAGCGTCTGAGGCGTGGAACGGATTCCTCCGTAAGGCTCAGGAGCTAGGTGGCCAGGTTGCTGAATTCGCGCGCTCGCTGCCAGGTAAAATCACTGGGGCTCTTGGTGACCTAGGTAGCTTGCTGGTTAGGTCTGGTGGCGCTCTTGTGGATGGATTCTTGCGAGGTATCCAGGGAGCGTGGAACTCCCTTGTGGGCTGGGTCAAGCAGGGCATGGATTGGTTGCGTGGTCTGTGGCCTTTCTCCCCGGCTAAGTGGGGGCCTTTCTCGGGTAAGGGATATGTTACTCACTCTGGTAAAGCGATTATTCGAGATTTCGCTGATAGTCTTAAGAATGAGCAGCCTTATCTGCTTGATTCAGCTAAGAGTGTTATGGGTGACTTCCAGTCGAATTTCCAACCTAACCTGAACGGTGTTCAACCTGCTTATGCCGGAGCTAATGCTGGAGGTAATACCAGTAGGGTCAATGTCAACGCCTATAGCAGCGACCCATACGCTACTGCTGAGGAAGTTGCCCGGCAGCTTAGGAGATTGATGTGAAAGAAGTCACGTGGAATGGCCACGTGATCAACGGTGGGGACTGGGTTGTGAGTGAGTGCAAGCTCTTCGGCTCAGCCCCTGCCGTTGCGCAGAGTGGCCAGCGTGTGGGCTATGATGGTATATGGCGTACTAAGGCCTACCACGGTGCTAAGTCTGGCGCTATAAAGGGGTATTATGTAGGGCAGTCTCTTGAGGATGCCGAGGAGGCGATGGAGACCCTCCTAAGTGTGGCCTCAATTAACCCTACACCTCTGACTGTTAATACCCCGCGTGGGCCTAAGACAATGTACGTGGCCAGGGATAGTGCTCTTGATATAACGTTCCTGGCTAATGGGTCAGCATTCGAGTGGGGAGCTACTCTGATAGCTCCTGACCCTGTGTGGTGGCGTGGAGGCCAGACTCCTGATGGCCAGATTGATGACCAGTACACGGCTAAGCATAGGCTGTATCTACCCAATCTAACTGGCGGTATTAAGTTCCCTCTAAAATACCCTATATCTTTCTTGGAGTCGGGTAACTATGGGTCGGTCACGGTAAGCTCTGGGTACCACAACAGGGTTAGCCTTAAGCTTTACGGGTATGTTCAGATACCGTCTGTGATCTTCTCTGGCCCTGGTGGTGCTGGCCGGCTGAGGTGGGACTTCACCCTACAGCAAGACGAGTGGTTAGACGTTGATTTGACTAACCGCACGTCACTTAGGCAGGGGCAATCTTCTGCTGCCCCTACTATAAGGGAATGGCCCACACTGGATCGAGGGGAACTGACGATTGGGTTCAGGTCTGATGTGTATTCCCCTACTGCTTACCTTGATGTAATTGTGAGACAGGTGACTATATAATGGCTCTCGATAATGTGCTACCTATTGGTGGTAATGTTTCAGTGAATGCCGCTGAATTCAGGCGGCTCGATGTGGGCTCTACTATGGTCCACGATACCCACCCTCTGGCGTGTAGGCCTGGTGTTACCTCTGGTATGACACCTAGCCTCAATGGCAGTCAGATTCGCGTCAGCTCTGGCACGGCTATTGTGACCCCTGTGGCCTCGAATAACGGTAGCTACAGGGTGTCTAACGTTGATGATGTTAGCTTGCCGCTGTATGCTAAGGACACGTCGTACCCGCGTACTGATATTCTGGTGCTAAAAGTGTATGACGGTACTGTGGACGGCTCTAACAAGTACCAGGCCTCGTTCGAAATGATTAAGGGTACAGCGTCGGCTAGTTTCCCTACGCCAGCTACTCCGTCTGGTGCGCTGCTTATAGCACGCATTATTGTGTCTACTACGGGTAGCCCTACGCTTTACGATGCTAGGCAGTATACCTGTGCGGTGGGCGGCACTATCCCGTGCTATTCGAATAGCCGGCCCACTACGTGGTTCCTTCAGAAGGGCCAGCGCATCTATGAACTGGACACCAACAAGGTCATGCTGTGGACTGGCAGTTCGTGGCGTGAGGATACTGTGATTCCTCAGGTTACTCTTCCCCGTATCCCTGCTATCGCGTCGGGTACAGTGACTGCTAGCTCGGCCGGACCTGCTGTGTTTACTATCCAGTTCCCTCCGGGGCGTTTCTCGAGTGCACCGCGTGTTGTGGCCTCGGTTAGGTCCGCTTCTGGAGACTTCACTTGGGATACACCTAAACCATATAATGTAACTGCGACACAATTTCAGATGTTCGTTAAGAATGGCCGGGGTTGTGACTTCGACTGGATAGCGGTAGAGAACGGCTAATGATAACATGGCATTCATTTGCCGCTCTTGACGGCAGGCCTCTTACTGAACTGCCAGGGCTGTCAGTGAAGTCTAGCCTGTCATCCATCATTGGGCGGGGAGATTCCGTGACTGTGAGCCTCCCCGTCTGTGATAGGTGGCCAGCTAACTGGCGTGACGGTACTCAGCCTATGCGAGCTGTCCTGGCAGCTATAGAAGACAACATTGTCCTGTGGGCTGGCTGGGTAGAGAAGCGCTCATACGGGTCAGGTGAGGCCATGGAGCTGACTCTACAGCCTGCCGAGGAGTGGCTGAAGCGCAACTATATCCCTGAACTGGTTTTCAGGGACCAACGGTATACCACGATCGCTAGAGGAATAGGTCTAGACCGCCTGGTAGCTCAGTTTAATGGGCGTCTGGACGAGGATCCTACCCTTGATTGGGGTGATAGGACGTACCGTGCTGACCAGGATATGACATGTCTGGCCGGTCTCCAGAACCTCATGAAGACTAGGCATGGTGCTGAGTTCGCTACATCGTGGGAATTGCACGAGAACGGTCACCTCGGCATTGTGGTCCACACCGCGTATAGGCTTGGCGGTGTAGGTAAGGACACTGCTGGTGCTGCTGTGCTGTCTCAAGGTAGCTGGCAGCAGGTTGAGGACTGCTCTGACGGTAAAGGAGCCACTATCTGGCGTGTGGTCTCGAATAGATCTGGGGATGAGCGCAAGGAATTCGCTACATCTAATGGTCAGGTCCTGCAATACGGCTGGCTAGAGCTCGAGAGACGCTGGACTCCTGACACAGGGTCAGTGGATGATGCTGTGCTACAGCAGTATATGTACGCGGCTAAGGAGAGCCAGTCCTACGGGCTGACGTCTATTAGTGTGGAGACTACGTTGGGCCACTTTATGCCAGGCCGTGACTTCGTTCTAGGTGACTATGTTGATGTTGACATGACTAATCTTAGTAACCCTGAGCTGCAATTCAAAGGTAAAGCCAGGGTTATCGGGTGGGTATGTGATCCTGACCCTGTATCTGGTGAGATCACTAAGATTAAACCAATGCTTTCATTGGAGGATTGATGAGTTTCGACCCAACAACGGTCGATAGGCCGTCTAATGACCAGGGTATTAGGGAGGTAGTTAACCGCCTAGAGGGTCTCGAGAGCCGCATTAACGAGCTTACAGCCACTATTGGCGGTGAAGGGGCGGTGTATAATCGCTCTCTGTTCCACGTTAAGGGGCATGCTAAGTTTGATGGCACCCTCGAGATCGCTGAAGGTCTGATTGGTGACAAGGCACTCAAGTCTCAGATCAGCGTTGATTCTGGTAATTCGAGGAATCTTGACTGGTCTCCGGTTACTAGCTGGACCACAGGGGTGTCTACGTTCGTTGTGGCCCCATCGTGGGCTACTAAAGCGCTGGTCATAGCGGGCGGTTCCATCATGCCTAACTACGACGCTAACGCTGGCACCCCTGCATGCTGGGGCAGAGTCGAATGTAGGGGTCAGTATAGCCCTGATTTCTTGTCTTTCTTGGGGTCATCGGCTATCCCATCCAATATTTCGTGGCCATTCTTTACTGTACCTGATCCACGTGAGGGGGGGATTGAGGTTAATTGCCAGGCTAAGTTGTATAGCGGTAGCTCTAATAGAGGCGGACGCTGTTTCGTGTCCGCTGTTGTACTGTGGTTGAGGTGATATGTTGAGCCCTGAGACTATGGGTAGCCTTATTGGGGCTATCCTAGCGGGTATTTTAGCGGTAGGTTATAGCGGAGTTAAAGTCTATAAGGCTATGTCTGGGTCGCTTAAGAGGATAAAAGACCTTACTGCTGACCTGAAAGCTGATACTGAAGCATTAGTTTTTGACAAAACTGACGCTGAAGGCAACACAGTTCAGGATAAGTTGAATATTCTACTTAAGCAAGCTGACAAGACTAACACGGATTTAGAGATTCTGTCGTCTACAACGGCGGAAATTAAGGGGGTACTAAACCGGCATGATAAGGAGATCGGCCGGTTTAATGACAATATCACCCAGATTAATGATCGTGTGTCCAATACCGAGCGCATGTTGACTTCTAGGTTAGAAGAACATGGCCAGCGTCTGCTGGCTGTGGAGACAAGGAAGGAGGGTTAATGGGATACGTATCTGTGGGCCCTAAGTATAACGGCCAGGAAGCTTATGCTGCTGAGATTCCAGCTAAGTGGTACAAGCTATTCAAGCGCTATATGGCTAAGTATCACCCGGATATCTCGATTATCCTGATCCAGGCTAAGGGAGGCGCAGCTGCGAGTGCAGGAACGCACAGCGATGGCTGGGCGTTCGACTTCCAGAACTGGCACCTGACGTCTAAGCAGAACGAGATTCTGGTAGCTGAGTCACGTAGGTTCGGAGGTGTGGCTTGGGCTAGGTATAGGAGTCAGGGTTTCGAACCCCATGACCATGTGGCTTGTGATTCTGGTGGTAGTTCTGACACTGCCTGCCAGTACCAGGTTGTTGCTGCTCATGCTGGGTACAATGGCCTAGGCTACCGAGGCCGTAAGGCCTCTGATAATCACCCCGCACCTGCCAGGTGGGTTACATGTGCCCAGGGTATAGGCATGCTGGAAGCTATCCTGGGTGGATTCAAGACAAACGAGGAAGGACCAACATTGGACAAGAGCGAACTGATTCAGGCTGTACGTGAAGGCGTTGGCGGACTCAACTGGGGTAACGAGACGTTCGGTGCGTACCTCGGACGTATGCAGGCTGCTTGCCAGACTGCTGCGTACTACGCCCACCAGGCTGCTACTCAGACTGCACCCATCACCCGGCCTGGCGACCCGTCTGCTGACAGCCGTGGGCAGGTTGTGATCCGCCAGGAGATCGCTGACGCTAAAACTCGCATCACTGCGGTGCAGGCTCAGATGGAGGAACTGCGCAACTCTATCTCAGTTCTGGCTGATCTGGTGCGAGGCCTGGCTCCTCGGGATCCCGGAGTCACTGCCTGATAGCCTGAAAGGAGGTGTGGTCCCCTGGTAGATAGTATCAGGGGACTCTCCCCCAATGAAAGACTACTTGAAAAAGAAACCACTATATGACTACAGGTCATACGGTGGGTGGGGTATACAGCGTCCTGAGCACGGTACTCTAGGTCGCTTCGACCCGGCCATGACTAAGCTACTACCAGACGGCCGCACGTTCGAACTTAAGATGCAGTTCGACCGTCCAGCATACCTCATGTATACAGAGGCGGGGGCCACACACGAGAAGGCGCTGCATAACTCGCTGAGGTGTGGTTCATGGGCAAGCTTGTACAACGTCAAGGGTGAAGGCTACTGGTCCATGTGGGTCAAGAACCCACCCTCCTGGACGACTGAAATGGTAGCTATGCTGTGGCCCGAGGAAGACTCTAGGTGGCCTGAGGGCGAGATCAACTTCATGGAGACCCAGTCGGACAAGACCAAGACTCAGTTGAATCTCCACTGGCCCTCACCTAAGGACAGCTCTCCACAGCACTGGCCTGTGACGATCGACCTCGACACGCGCCAGTGGCACAAGTACGGGGTGCGTATCTACCCTGACTGTATACGGTGGTTTGTAGACGACAAGATGGTGAGGCACCTAGACACAGAGTTCTCACCCTACAATACCCGCCTGCACTTCGCTGTGCAGTGCGGTGTGAATCAGAACTTCGGGGTGATGTGGCACAAGGACATCGCCTGGGAAGAGAACATGTACATCATCCCTGAGAGAGCCCCAGGGATACTGTAGTTAGGAGACACATGGATATTACTACGCTCGCCACTGTACCGGCTATGCTCGCTATTGTCGAGCTTCTGAAGCGCATCGGCCTGCCGGCTAAGGCCGCTATGCCGGTTACTGTGGTCCTGTCCGTTGCTCTGGGCCTTGCTCAGACTTTCCTTGGAGGTGATCCTGTCTACCAGGCTGCCGCTAAGTACCTGCTGATGGGTCTCGGTGCGTGTGGCCTCTACGATGCAGCTAAGATTGCATCCCCTACCGTGGAGCAGAAGAACGAGTTGAACACCACTGTCCCTCGTCGTGCTGAGGCTCCTGAGGTGACTGCCTGATCTAAGGCATAAAATAACCCCCTACCTGTTAGGTAGGGGGTTATTTGTTTACTAGGGTCATAGGCTACCTCAACTCGTTGAGGAAGTATAGGGTCGCTAGAATCACAACGGGGACTAGCAGAACTATCTCTAACATGATATCAGTCCTCATTTGATATTGGCTTGCTGAAGTCCGTCACTTCTTGTCTCCAAGATGTTTCTTGATGATGCGCTTGATGATTTTCTCAGGTGGCCAGCAGTACAGGCCTGATACCTGAGCAATCTCTTGACCACACGCCAGGCGTTGCTCCTGGCTAGTGTGGGGGTAGTAGTAGCGTAGCTGTGCTGCCATCGCTTCCGGGTCGATCACCATAGTGCGTCTCCAATCGAGTCGATCTCGTCCATAAGGTTGTCTAGTTCACAGTAGTAGCAGTATGCGGCCAGGTAATCAGGCAGGTCCACACCGTCCCAAGTGACCTTACCTTCAGCAGCGTGGTCAATGTCAATCTTGAGGTTGACGAGGATGCCTTCCTGTAGGTCCTCACCGTACACGTTGAGTACGTGGTCGTGTAGCTCAGCAAGGTCGATGCCGTGCTCGGCTACGTACTCAGGGTCTCTCTTGAATCCTAGCATTGGGTTGCCTCCATGTCGTCTAGCAGGTATACCAGCGGTGAGCGTTCAACTCCTGGTATAGCCCTCAGTTTTGTGATTGTCTCTTTCAGGCTCAGGTCTGTAGGGATCGCCCTGAACGCCTCTAATTCTAGCACAGTTTCGCAGTGAGTGTCTAGTACCCACTCAGCTCTGAGCATGAGGGCTGATACGGGGTCAGTGAGCAGGTCCCCTACAAGACTGTCGTCGATGCCCTCACCCATGTGGTCGTACAGCTCTTCACCGCACGGTAGGTACCTGTCTGCGGCCTTCTGGCAGTACTGTACTGCCCAGTAGCGAGGGCATACCCACAGCTCCCACTCCCACATGAAGTCGTCTATCAGCTCATCATAGCCCCACTCGGTCAGCTTGTCGAGGACCTTAAGGTGCCCTGGTGTGGCTGATACTTTACGAAGCTCATCAATAGTGTACATTGTTCACCGCTCCACTACGAGAAAGGTTGCTTCGACTGGTGTGTGTTGTGAGGCATCCCAGTAGATATCTCCCAGCTCACTGGTGTAGAGGTAGCCGCACTCGAGGAGTGCCTCGATGCTAGCTCCGTAGAAGTTCTCGACGGTCTCGACTCGGATTGTTCCCTGTGTTTCGATCATGGTATTACCTTACCACACTCTAGAGCGATTGCACAACCTCAGGCTGCCACTCTCCCGGAGTGTCTAGCCCGGTGACGACAAGGTCTTGTGACCCTGACTTAGTTTCTACTTGAATACTCAACGACTCTGCTTGTCGAGATATGTACAGACTGTTGTCTGACCAGGCATGTAGGGCCACACTGCCTGCTAGTGCAGCACCGCCAGTCGACGGCGCGTCCTTGCTGGCCTTACGCGTGTGGTGCACTATAAGCTGAGCGCACCCTGTGGCCTGAGCTACAGCCTTGATGGGCTGTAGGATCTGCCCGTACATAGCCTGTGAGTCATTGATCGACTCTGTGGTCAGCATAGACAAGGTGTCATAGCACACTAGGCCTATACCCATAGATTCTACGGTCTCGCCTATCTCTTCGGCTAGCTCTGGTGACAGCCCCTGTGTGGGCCTGCCTGCTATGTAGAGGGGTATCTCCCCGTCAGGGGGGTTAAGCTCCAGCACGCCAGACTTGCAGGTTATGTACCCTCGAGGGTCATGGTGGGGGAAACGACACTGGAGGATAGTCTGTACGCGAGACCACACGCGCGATAGGCTATCCTCCGCCTCGATGATGAGGCAGGGCGCCTGGTGTGACCTAGCGTACCCTAGCACTGGTTGGCCTAGAGACAGACTAATAGCCATATCGAGCATTATCCACGACTTGTAGTGCTTAGGCGGTGCAGCTATGAAGCCACAGCCACCCTCCTCTACCAGGCCGTCTATACGCCACCGCGGAGGGGGCATGTTGACTAGCTCAGATAGTTTCCTAACCTGAAGCAAGGGCTCTCTAGGTGAATCTTCAACTATCTCGATAGTCTCAGTAGTTTTAGACCCTGCAAGGTCTAGTTTACTAGCTACCCTCTGAACCTCAGCCCTCAGCTTGTCTACTGAACCCCATTTATTAAGGCACGTGTGCCTGATCAAGCCAGGGATAAACTCTGGCTCAACCCCACACTCCAGCATGCTAGCTATAGCCGCGTACAACTGGCTCGACCTGTCACCAAGGGCTTTACTAGCACGAAGCTGCCCAGCTATAGACGAAGAGCTACCGTCCAGTGTACGGTACACTGCTGAGACCAGCTCACCAGGAGTTTGTGTGGTCCCATACGAGGGCCGGCCTACCTGACAACCTCGCTTATGCGAGGGAGTGCCAGGTACCCTGAGTAGCTGAGTAGCATCCCAGCCTCCAGGGTCGCATCCAAGCACGTGGCTGACAGCCCTAGACAGGCTGTCCTGATCAGGCTGAGGCACAGTCTCAGTCAGTCTCCAGATAGCCTGTGTGTGGCCCGGGCTGCTAGACCACACAGCGAGGGGGTTAGTCCCCTCCGTGTGGCCGTCGTCTACGTCAGACCATATCAGTGGGCCTGCTTTGAGGAACTCCGCTTTCCTTTCTGGCTTACTGAAAAGACCGGGAGTGAAATATACATCCTGCCCAGCTTCAACGAGATCCCGCACGTAGCATTTCGCTTCGTCAAGTTGGTCCACAGCCCGAAAGGCCTTGCCCGGGTTGAAAGCCTGACCCGGCCACGTGATCCCACAGATGAAAAAATACCCATCACAACCCTCCCAGATTGTCTCGAAGAACCTCATCCTCAACCCTAGCTATCTCTTCCTGGTAGGTATCTGGTGTGACACACGCCCAATACCCTCCGGCTGACATGATATCAGCCCCAACTCGAATTTGCCACTGGCTCAAAGATGAGCCTGTTTTAAGCTCCAGACCTATGAATCTACCTCTGAAGCAGGCTATCAGGTCTGGGATGCCTTTCTTAGTGTACTGGCTGGCGTGGTATTTGACAACCCACCAACCGCGCGACTCTAGATACTTCTGTATTTGTCTTGAGAACTTGCTCTCTAGCATGCCCAGGGCAGGGCTCCTGTCCCTGCCCCAGACTATGTCAGAGAATGTCGTCGAACTCGCCGAAGTCGTCTTCGTCGTCCTGCTGGACTTCCTCAGCCTTGGGCTCAACCTCAGCGAACTTGGCCACACGTGCTACACGTGACCTCAACTTGTCGTAGAATGTGTCATCCTCAAGCTCAACGTTGATCTTTTTACCAACATATTTGTCGGGGTCAATCTGCACAACCTTGCTAGGAACCTTAGTCCCAGCGGCTTCAATCAGTTCGCGGAGCTTCCACAGCTGGTTAGGGACAATCTTGCAGTAGTAGGGGTAGCGTCCAGGGCCACATTCGATAGCAAAGACAAGCATGTCAGTGCCATCTTTCTTAGCTTTGGCCAGCTCCACACCAGCTATCTCAGCGTTGTACACGCCTGGCTCCTGATGAGCAGAGGTGTATGTGGGGGCCTTGACATTACTGAAGTCGATTGAGAGTTTAGCCATTGTTAGTTTCCCTTTCCTTGAGGATTGATCGGATGTAGTCGATTGTAGCAGTAGTAGTGGTAAAGAAGCAAACCGTGATGGTGAACATATCGCGGTTGATGTTATCATTGTAGCGGACCTCGTACTGGCCTACCTGATGGGCCACAGTGATGGGGTTGGGTACGTCAATAACCGCAAGGTCCTTGTGCTCGATACGCCAAGGCAGGTCATCCATCTGATCACACAGGCGAATGAGTGCATTGCTACATACCTTTGAAAAATCAATCATGTGTGAGGTACCTTTCAAGTCGCTCCCAAGTGGGAGACCCCAACCAAGGCTTGCGGGCTGCTATATCAGCTCTGCACCCTGCCACGATACCCTGTGTAGGCTTGAGCCACATACGATACCCGGTGTTGGAGTCTCTCTTAACTGACTCCGTATAGCCTATCACGTCCGCATACATGAGTGCAAACTGTCGAGCCTGGCCTGGAAGAGCCAACGTGACTTCCTTAGTCTGGGCCACATCAGCGTCCTCGGGGTCAGCCTCATCCACGTAGGTGACCTTAGCCTGTCCCGTGAGTACCACAGGGATGTCAAGACCACGCAGAGTAAGGATGAGTGACTTAATCAGTTCGTTAGCCTGACCATACTGAGGCAGGCTAACCGGCTTGGCGACCGTTAGGAGGTCGCCACGCTTACGCCCAGAGACGAAATTCAGAGCAAGCTCATGGGCTACCGTAATACTATCCAGGGCCACAGCTGTGGGAGGCTTGGCTACGATAGACTGAACCTCTTTGGCCAGGGCCTCCCAGGTATCTACCTGTGTGGTCTCGGCCTGTACTGCACGGGTGCCTCCCTCGAGGTCGATGATGCGTACCCCCGGCACCGTAGCTGCGAAAGTGGTTTTGCCCGTTTTAGGCTGGCCATACACTAGCGTAATCATTTGTACCTTTCCATAGGGTCGCGCTTGTCGTAGAATTGTAAGAATTGCTCTTCAGTGCCGAACTCAACTCGTGCTGCGGCGAGCTTGCCCATACGGCATAGGTAGGAATTACCGCATACGCTAGGGTTTCGGTCTTCTGGTGGCTTAGACCAGTCATACTCCCCAACCTGCCTAGCCCACCTCAGTATCGATTTGATCTGCCTGGCATGCACCTCCTTATTGAACGGCACCAGCAGCCTGGTGAAAGCTGGGCAATGTTGACGCTTCAACAACTCAGCCTCCTTCGCAATGACATCGCACTCAGCTGAGGTGATCTCCGTCCGATGCTCATGAGCCCAGTCTACCAGAGATCGGTAGCAAGTGCTACCTGTGGACCCCTTAGTAATCTTGAGCTTACCTGTCTTGGTCAGTTGAGGCCACACGACACGCTGTGGCTGGATGTAGTCCCAGATCATCCCTCCCAGAGGAAGGTCCCAACCAAGACGCTTCTTGTTACCTTCAAGCAACCAGAGGTATGCATGAGACTGAATGTCCAGCTGCCGGTACTCGGCTGTAGGGAGGGTCTGATGTGTCTTGTGGTCCAGCACCCACAGACGGCCTCCGAGCTCGACTACCTTATCGATCTTACCTCGGTAGTCGTGGTTACACCCTGGGATGCCCCTGCTCAAATCGAGCTCGCACGCCAGGACGTTGAGGGGCTCATCACGGTAGCGGTACTCATAGGCACGGTACACACGGTCAAGGTCATCATAGATCTGATGCTCTTCCTCCATGAGGTCCTCTGGGCGCTCTGGGGGAGTACCTGTCTCGAGCCACGAGTGGAGGTAGGTACCTCTATCTAGGGCCGTACCCGGGTGGGGCTTAGCTGTGATCCCCTGGAGGTCATAGTAGGCCTCCAGAGGGCAATTCAGCCAGCTCTTAATCAAGCTTGTCGTTACTTGCATGTCTCCTACTATACGTCAATCTCGGGCCCCCAGCAAGTACCCACCTCTACGTCCGCTACCAGTGGGCAGTCAAAATGGGGCAGGGGCTGCTCCATAGTGCTCTTGATCATGCTCGCTGTGGTCTCGGCTAGGTCCTCTGGCACGAGCACGAGCACAGCATCATGGATCAGGCCTAGTATATGACTATCTCCCTCTAATCTAGACCACACACGTGTGGCGGCCCTCAGCATAACGTCACTACCTGTCCCCTGCACCTGGCTATTGACAGCCTGACGCTCAGCCGCTGCTACCTCATACTCATCATCACTGTACAGGCCTGGCAGGTGACGCCTACGGCCGAACATAGTCGAGCTATACCCCAGCTGGTGTGCCTTAGCTTTAGCCCTAGCGTGCCAAGGACGCAGTCCTGACCAGTGCCTGAAGAAGTCCTCACGGAACTGCTCAGCCTCACCCAGGGTAATGTCTGTACCGTAGCTAACTTTAGCAAACTGGACAAACGACTTAGCACTCATCCCATACAGGAAGCCGAAGTTGACAATCTTTGCTTTCCTACGGTCGAAGCTATTGTCTGGGTCGAGCCCGATAGCACGTGTGGTCTGTGAGTGGATGTCCCCGCCCTGTCTGTACAGCTCGAGCATGTTCTTGTCACGCGAGACCACAGCGGCTACACGCAGCTCGAGCTGGCTGTAGTCAGCCTCGATGATCTTATATCCCTCAGGGGCAGCTACCAGACCCCTTATGTAGGGGTCCTTCGGAACCTGCTGTAGGTTCACTCCGACGCCATCGCATACCTTACCTGATGACAGCCTGCCTGTCACCGTACCGTGGAGCTTAAACGAGGTATATAACCGTCCCCTTTCATCTATTTGCTCTTTATAGGGGGTAATAAACCCGTCGATATTCTTCTTTAGTCGTGACCTTTCTAATAGTGTTTTAGCAATAGGGTGATTCATATAAGCAAGCGCCTTCTTGGAAAGACTAGGAGCACCATTAGGGAATGCTTTAGTGGGCTTTCCTACCTCCTTTTTGGGAATACCCAGATAATCATACAGGAACCACCGCTGAAAGTTAGTAGTACCCCATTTGACCTGCATACCTTCGGGTATTTCCGAAGGTATTTCTGACTGCAATTCAGCGTCTATCTTAGCCAATTCCGAGGTGTACTTACGCTCAGCTATGTCAAGCTTATCCCGGCTAATCGGAATACCGTAGTCCTCAGACTCAGCTAACATATTTATAGCCGGGACCACAACCTTCTTGAGTAGTTTCTTCTGGTTAGGGGTAAGCTTACCCCTGTTAATCCGGTATAGTTCACGTGTGGCCAGGAGGTCCTTTTTCAAGTAGGCCGCCATAGCCTCGGGATCAGAGTCATCCCACACACCGTCATAAGACCAGTCACCTCCCATAAAGTCAGACATTAGAGACTTAAGCCCAAGAGACCGGTTCTCGTCCACCATATGGGCACCCAGCATAGTATCCCCAGCTGCCTCGATATCGGCACCGAAACGCTTAGCATAGACTATGTCGAATTTGATGTTGTGGCCCACTACCGGTTGAAGTTTGCCACACAGTCTCCTAAGCCTGTCTTGCCATGTCTCAGGGTGCTTGGAGGCCATGTGGAAAACTCGAGGTTCATCCTCAGGCTTATCCCCGAGGATGCCCACCATAAGCACGGCGGCGTCCTTTGCACGGGGGTTAAGTCCTGTAGTCTCTATGTCTAGAAATAGCATTTCGTTAGTTCTTTAGCTAGCTTATGAGCGGTACGGACGTCTGTGGTCGACTTATACTCTACCTTGTCCTCGCCAATAGTGAAAGTCGTGGCAGTGCGGAACTTGTTTAGCTTCCAGCTAGCAGTCCTAGCACACTCAGCTACCCACGCTCGGTACCCTATGCTCAGGACAAGGAATTCGGCCCAAGAATAACCAGTGTCTGCACCGGCCCACAGCTGTTTACCCCAGTCAGAAAACAGGTCATCAAGATTGAACGCAATCACTGCAAGGTTGAACCCCTTAGCTCGAGGTACGTTAGGCTTGGCTGCCTCACGGATACCCGAACTAATGCCCGTATAGTCGTGGATATCACCATCGACCCACGAGCGGGTCAGCACCCCATGAGAGTTGTGTGGGTCCACAATGAGCTCACTAGGTGCGTACCCCAGACCTCGTGCAAAGATAGTGGGGTCCACACCTGGGGTGGCTGCAATGACCAAGCGGTCAGACGGATTCACTAGCATAAGTCTCTCCTAGAAGGTAGTTGCGTGTATTCAGCATGATCTCTTTCCTGAACTCTGTGGCTTCCTGTAGGGAGGCCCACAGGGAGTCCTCTACGGTGTCCTGAGTCACCATCACGATGACCTTTGGATCAGCCGCTAGGGCTACTCTATCAGACATCTGACGGTAGGTCAACGCCGAGGTAGGCAGCCCATACCACACCAGCACTTCGGCCTCGCGCATGTCCACAGCAGTAGCAGCCACCTGAGGGTTGACTACCAGCACGCCGTCCTTAGAAGCTTTCCAGGCGTCCAAGACTGATGTCTTGTCCTTGACCTTACCGTCCAGCCTGTAGGTGTGGTCTAGATGTCGCTCTATTGCGGTGAGGGAGTCAAGTAGCTCACTAGCTACCACTATACGCCCCTTGTAGGCCTCCCTGAGAGCATCGAGAGCCACAAGCTTATGGCCGCTGTACACTACCCTGCCCTCACCTGTAGAAAGCCCCTCAGCTAGCCTACGGCACCTGGCGAACAGGGCCAGCACTGAGTCAGCCCCAGACTCGCCCTGAGACTCCAGGACGTCTAGCTCATCCTTCACCATAGCCTGGTATATAGCCTTACGAGGCTCCTCTAGGAATACGGGCACAACCTCTTCATCTATAGCCTTAGTGCCGATAGCATCCTCACGACTAATACTTATGGAGTGCGCTTTAATAAGTGCCTGGTATTCATCAGTATTCCGTGGTCCAAGGTACTTAGGGAACCCCCCAAAATTAGACCATTCACCAAAATACTCCCTAAACGACTTAGCAGAGGGGAATTCTTCCCTAATAGACGGGTCAGAGAACACTAGCTGTGGATAAATCTCACCCACCATATTCCGCTTGCCTACAGGTGTGGCGGTAAGGCATACACGGTACCGGGCCGATTTAGCCATACCCACAATACGCCTAGACCGTTTGCTTGCCGGCGTCTTGATAAGGTGGGATTCATCCAGCACGATAGCTGAGGCATGGTATTCGGCACCTTTAAAGAGCCCTTTAGGGTAGCCACGTGAGAACTTATCATAGTTGATTAGCACGATCTTCGGCAGTGCTGTGGCCTCATATGCCCCATCGTAGACAATATCCGCCTCAGGGCCCCAGTAGTGCTGCTGGAGCTCCCTGACCCACACGTCGATAGCGATCCTAGGGCAGACCACAACGATATACCTGACATCCCGGTTGTGCATCAGCCAGCTGAGCCAGTCGATGGTTGTCTTAGTCTTACCCGTACGTGTGTCCATGAGGAGCATGCCGTGCTCTTTTTTAGCCAGCCACTTAACCGCGGCCAGCTGATAGTCTCGAGGCTTAGTGACTGGCTCAAACATTAGTTAATTGCTCCTTCAACCATCTTCTTGTACTGGAGTGTGGTCCCAGTACCCATCCTAGCAACCTCCACACCCTCGTGCAAGGCTATCACAGTTGGGACAGACATAATATTGAATTTACGCCCTAGGTCAGGATTGACCTCAACATCAACATACTCCCAACCAAGATACGGGAACTTTTGCATAGCCCTTTCAAAATTAGCCTTAGACTGTGGGCACTGTGAGCACCACGAAGCACCAATGAACAATAACTTCAACATTAAACTACTACCACCTTTGTTGAATAGATAGGCGCCTTATAATTGACCGCCTTAAAACCTTTACCTTTGAACTCTAGCACACCTTGCTTAGACGGTATGAACTCAACCTCCTTCTCTACCCTAGCAGGCATCAGCATCTTATGCCAAACATCAAGATTCTGGCAATATACATGTGCATTTGCGGTAGTGAACCTCAGTTGACCCGGGGTCACACCGTGGCCATGCTGCCTCAGTGTATTAGTCATCAGGTGAATGAGCATCCACCCCTCGAGAGTATCGTATGGCAGACCGCACACAACGTCTGTGGACCTGGCAAAGATGTCTAGGCTGACTCTCCCTCCTACTACATTGAATGCCCACGCCACAGGACACGGTGGGATACGCATAGCCCCGACCTCATACCCCTGCCATGCAGTCCACACAGCTCGTTTGGTCGTAGGGTTAGCCACAAGCCTGTCCACGACATCGCGTACGGCATCGTATGCCCCGTCAGGACCTCCGTAGCGCCACTGGACGCCGTACATAGGCCCTAGCTCATCTGTGGCCCACGGAGACCACATACGCTCCACATCGGGGGTGATTCTAGCACACCTGTCGTGCTGTGTGGCCCCTGACCCACTAAGCATCCAGTGGAGCTCACGCTGGGCCATGTCCACAGACACCCTACGGGTCTGGGACATGGGTGCGTGCGTGTAGACCACGCTCCATGACCCGTAGCACCAGTAGGGGTGATCCTGGCCTTCTGTGACTAGCTCAGCAGCCTGTCTAGACAAGTGGTATATGTTCTGGTCATACTCACATAGCACGTCGGTAAGCCTCCGATACACACTTGACAATTACGTAACCCGGTTCCATAACCCATGAGCTACCATGTTTAGCCCAGTAGGTAAAGTCTTTAACCGCTTTATTGAAATTCTTAGCCAGGGTGTAATTAGTCACCCCATAAGAGACATCTGGACTTACATTATAGCCCATTCCGAGGTACTTATGGAAGGTCTCAAGAATAAACATACAGGCCTTTTTAGTAAGGTCCCTAAACCTTATGTCACCCCAGTTAAGGGTCTCCATGCATTGTGGATACCAGTCACCGAAATTAAGGTCATTAGACCACCGAGCGCCGTCATCTTTTAGAGACCTAATTACGACCACACCTGCATTCTTCAGTACGGTTATGCCCTGTTTGTGGTCTCGCCAATTAGGTTTTTTCAAGGCTGGGTCAAGCCATGGCCTATCATACTCCAGATATCCCCTAAACCCAGCCAGAAGCAACGCCCTAGCACAAGGAGCACAGGGCTCATATGTCATGGCTATGTGGCCCTCGCGCAGCTCGTAGGGAAGACTCATAAGTTCTTGTGAGGCCCACACCTCCGCATGAATGTACTCGAGACACTGGCCGTTAGGTGCAATGTCGTGAAGTTTAGGGCCAAGCTCCACATTATGGGTGGCTATGCTACGTCCTGTACGCGTGTTTTCAAAATAGCACCCAACTTTGTGGTCGGGATGAGACGACTGGCTAGCTACTTCGTATGCTTTCTCAATGTTACTCAGCATCATAGCTCCTTACAATAACCCGATCGAACTGTGGGAAAGTCTTCAGAATAGCTTCACAAGTGATGCAAACATGGTTAATTATGTACGCAATGCCCGGGCGTGACCCCCCAACCTCATTTAGCAGCCTCATTACTGGGTGGATGTAAGCCCCTCCTGGCTTAGGGTAGTACTTACCCGGCACCCACCAGATACCGTCTGGGCTAGAGAAGACCACAGACGACATACAGCCTCGCTCAGGTTTGATGCTCTGGATCATCCGAGGAATATCCTTGAACTCGTACATCAGAATTCACTCCAATCACCGAACTCGTCCTTGTGGCCGTACTTAGCCTCATACTTGAACCCGAGCCACACACCAGCAATAGCCATCAGGATGAGGGCCACGTACCACAGACCGTAGAAGATCATCCAGGTGACCAGGACGCCGACACCTAGTGCAGCAGCGACAGCAGCGATGATACCGGCCATGTAGGCGATGAACTTAAGCATTGTTTGACCTTTCTTGTTGTTTTCTTGATGTCTTTATCTTAGCACACCTTGAGGAGCTGTGCAACCCCTCAGTGGAGAATTTTTCAGTTATTTTCAGCAAGCCACTCAGCACCAATCTCGACCAGCTGGTCATAGGTCAGCGTGTAGTCCTCGTCGACCAGGTCGATGAGGTAGCTGATGAGGGCCCACACAGGGGTGTCCTCAATGACCTCAGCGGTCTCAGGCAGGACCAGAACCTCACCGAACTCCTCGTCGAGGGGGGTGTCCTCTGACTGAGGGCCCTCCACACGCACCAGCACAGGGTCAGTGGCGTCTACTGCGTGTGTGGCCCAGTACGCTGCCAGCTCCGCGATGGTCTCACAGCCACTCACACCATGCCTGACCTTCGACTCGTCGTAGTCCATGGGCCAGCTGTACTGGGTCTCAGGGTCGAGCAGGTACTCAGTACCGCGGTGCTTGTCCTGGATCCTGAAGGCGATCATCTGTGTAGTCCTTTCGTGTGGCTTGATGTCTCAAGCTTACCAACTCTGCCAGGTATATGCAACTCGGATCAGGGGTTGTTATCAAGATGTTACTTTGCATTAGTCGAGATTCTAGGGCCTAGCCGCACCCCGGGGGTACAAGAGTACCGGGTAGGGGCTGCTAGGCCGTAAATCAGCGTTGCGTCCAGCTCTCAGGGATACTCCTGGCCTTGCTCCAGACACCCTCACGCTGTGCCATGCCCTTAGCCTCCAGCTCAGCTGGGGTCAGGCACCTACGTCGGTCCGGCCCCTCAGTCACCCCGTGCAGGCTCGTACGATGCATGTCTCCCGCAGTGGTACCCCCGAACGTCTCGTGGCACACGGGGCAGTGCTCGTAGCTGCGTTTGATGATGTTCTTCTTGCAGTTTCTGCATGTCCAAGTCATGTGACCTACCTTAGCACGGGCTAGAGACCCCGTCAAGAGTTAACTTATCAGAGATTTACGGCCTAACAGGCCCTGACCCTACCTAGGATACCCCCCGTCCCTTTTGAGGCCGTTTAGGGCGCCTCAGGCAGGGTCAGGATCAATCTAGGTCAGGACCACCAACCAGAGCGCGTCAGCAGGTCCTCCACCCACTCGCGATCGAACCTGCCCTCACGCACCCGGTAGCACACGCGGGCCAGCGCAGCCAGCGGGTGGGACTTGTGGCTGTAGGCCCACCTCGGGACGCGGGACCAGGCTGCCTTGGCCCCTACGGTGTGGCGCTTGATCATCGTGCCGCAGATGGCGTGGACAGCTAGCGTGAATGTCCAGGAGGTCAGGGCCACACCTGCCAGGGCGTGTAGGGCATCCTCGAGTGCAGCGATGTTGTCGGTCTGGATGGCGGCCATGAAGTCACCGGCCAGGACGCGCTCATAGCCGGTCTCCCTCGTGGTCGCGTTGATGGTTGCAAGGATCTCTCGTCTCGTGATCATGGACCCACCCTAGCACGGGACCACACACCGGACAAGTCCCGCCCTGTGGTTCCCTCCCCCCTTAACCCCCCACCCTCCCGCGCGCACGTAGCACGCGGGCGTAGCACGCGGGCGTAGCGCTACGCGTGCATGACGCGCGCGCGTACGAGGCCGGGACCCCTTCCCCGCCTTCCCCCCAAACCCCCCTATCCACCCTAACCCCTGAGAGTCTCTCTCTGGCGTTTACGCCTGAGAGAGAGACTCTCAGGGGGAGTTAGTTAGTTATATATTTCTCTCTTTAGAGGGGGTATGGGGGAGACCTTTCTCTCTTTGTGGGCGTCCTGACCGCTCAGCGCCCCGCCGTGTGAGCCCTCGGTCCAGGGGGCCCCGGGGCCCCAGGCGTAAACGCCGGGCCCCGGCCCTGGACCGAGGGACACGGCGGGCAGGCACACACCGGGGATTGGCTTCAGCACGTCTGGCCGATCTGAGGAGGTGTGTGGTCTAGCACTTGGGGCAGTAGAAGCCAGGATGCCTCTGAGAGCCCCAGGAAGGCGCCTAGGAGGGCCTAGCAGGGTCGGGGTGGCACTGGAGTACCCCCAGACGATTTGAGGCCGTCTGAGGCGAGATACTGAAGCTCTCAGGAGGTGTTGCAGGGTTGCGGGGAGTGTGCTACCATGAGGTCATGGAGTTTCCACGAGAGATTGTTAAGCGAGTTGTCGAGGTGCCGGGGTGGGATGACATACCAGCGCTACCTTGCGCACAACGGCTGGAAGAGGCTGGCATGGTCCACGAGGACCAAAGCAAGACCACACGCCTGAGGTACCGGGCGCGGCTTGCGGACTATCCGGTGGAGTCGTATGAGGCGAGGGCGATCTCACAGGCAGTGCCGACGTACGGCACACGTGTGGTCCAGCTGGAGAGTGTGATCGAGCTTGGGGTGATCTGGGTGAAGGTGACCGTGGCATGGTGACGGCGTGTCGAGTTGACATGCTAGGGGGTACCTGCTAGGGTGTATACCAGGGTAGAAGATATACCCTGGGTACTGGTTTGGAGTACCCCCTGGATTGGAACCCCGGGGGTACTCGGGTAAGGTACCCCAGGGGGTGCAGGAATAGCCCCCTGGGGTATACCCCGGTAGGTACCCCCGTAGTACCCCTGGTAGGACGTGTAGGATGCCATATTCAGCCCCTGAGCGATGCTGGTGCGGAGAGCTAGGTTTGCCAGGCACAGCGTTGTGCCTGGCCCACACACCGACAAAGTCTGGATGGGAATTGCGTCCAACTGCTTGGCTAGAAGTAGATAACAAAACTAGGTACAAATGGCAGAAGTTAAGGAAAAGATTCTTGAAACAGAATCCTTACTGTAATTTGTGCGGAATGATTGCAACAGAAGTTGATCACATTCAAGGAATTAAAATAATAAAGAACAAAATAAAAATTCTAGATGAAAATGAATTGCAATCGTTATGTCATGAATGTCATTCTAAGAAAACAAGGGAAGCGTCTAGAAAATCACGAATGCTCAATCAAAATGCGCGCCGGGGTAACTCTCCGTGAAATACAGGTTAGTTGATCGTTAAAGTGAACAGTGTTCACTGTTTTGGAAGAAGGTGTTATTTTGACCGAAGAAGAGCGTTTTAGTGAGATTCCTCCTGGAATCGCCAATAATGAGGTTTTGCGAGGTGTGTGGTCCGAGCTTGTGGGTATGATGCCCAAGGAAGTTCTTGACAACCTTGATGAAATGGATGGCCTGTTTATCGAGGCTATGTGTAGGCATTATGCTATTGCACGAAAAGCCTCGAATGAGGTTATTTCAGCTGATTCAGTATTGGTTACTGATAACCCAAATCACAGGATGCAGAAGCACCCAGCTGAGGTTATTTTTAGGTCACAGTCACAGGCATTCCTTGCTTATATGAAAGAGGCTGGATGGACGCCTAAAGCAAGGAATTCGGGTAAGAATAAAGACACTGATAACCCATTCCTTATGTAATCAGAATACGATGAATAATGTAATTCCTAATGAAATTAAAGATTATTTAGTCAGTAGGAAGCTAGATATACCTGAAAGGGGACCACACCTCAAGTGTCCTGATCCTGGTGGTGTGGTCCACGGTATGCAAGTGCGATTTAACCCGAAGAGCGTAGATCATGCTCTTCGGGTTATTTCTGCATTAAGGCATACTAAAGGCCGTTGGGCAGGTAAGCCCCTTAAGCTAACTAATGTGCAGATAGCCTACATTGTGGCCCCGCTGTTTGGCTGGCAAGTCTATGATGATTCTTTAGGGCGTTGGCTGAGGTTGTATAGGGATGCCTATATTGAAATGCCACGTAAAGGAGCTAAGTCCACACTGGCTAGTGCACTAGCCATGGTGCTCGCTTTCGGTGATCACGAGGGTGGCGCTGAGGTCATTATCGGGGCAGCTTCGCGAGATCAGGCAGGGGCGTGCTTCACGCCGCTTAAGCAACTTGTCGACAATAGCCCGCTATTGAAGCAGGCCGGCATCAGATCACTGCATAACTCGATCAAGCAGGACAGGACGAGCTCTGTCATCAAGGTTGTCTCTAGCAAGGGTGATCTGGCGCACGGTGCCAACCTCCACGGGGCTATCTGTGACGAGCTGCACGTGCATAAGAGCCTTAGCTTGCTAGAGGCTATGGAGACAGGTACAGGTGCTCGTGAGCAGCCTCTGACGATGGTGATCACCACAGCTGATGACGGCAGTGTGGGTACGCCGTACGACCAGCGCCGAGAGCTGGTAGACAACATATGTAAGGGGGTTGTAGAAGCCCCTAGATCGTTCTGCGTGGTGTGGTCTGCTGACCCTGATGATGACCCCTGGTCGGAAGAGACGTGGGCTAAGGCTAATCCTCTGTACCCCGTAACTCCGTCAAGAGCATTCATGCAGTCTGCTGCTGATAAAGCTAAGACTGACCCTGTGGCTAAGGCCAGCTTCCTGAGACTGCACCTAGGCATCAGAGGTAGGCTGGACGAGTCATGGATCAGCAGGGCTGACTGGATGAAGGGGTCTGTGGCCCAGCTGGACATTGAGGGTAGACAGTGCTATGGCGGCCTGGACCTTGCAGCTGTGTCGGACCTTACAGCACTGGTGTGGTTGTTCCCAGCAGAGGACGGTACCTACCAGATGCTGCCTAGATTCTTCTTGCCTGAGGCTGCGCTGGCTGAGCTTGACAGGGCCACATACCGTAATGCGAGTGTGTGGGCTAGCCGTGGGTTGATTAAGCTGACTCCAGGTAATGTCACTGATTATGATTTTGTTAAAGCTCAGATTGATGAGGACGCTAAGCATTACGACATTCAGTGCATAGGCTTTGACCCGTGGAATGCTACTCAGGTATCTAATGATCTTCAAGCTGATGGGTACAGACTTGAGAAAGTCCGTCAGGGGTTTGTCTCTATGTCAGGCCCTATGAAAGAGATTCAGAGGCTGGTTATGCAGGGGGGTGCTATTAAACATGACGGTAATCCCCTTATGGCGTGGCAGATAGACAATATCCGTCCTGCTATGGATCCTGCTGGTAATATTAAACCTGCTAAGCAAAAGAAGCGCGATAAGATCGATGGTGTGGCTGCGCTAGTAACAGCTATGAATGTGTGGCAATTCCACAAAACAAAAGTATCGGCTTACGGCGTGTCGGGGCTAGAATCTATTTGAAATGTGTTATACTGTTTACAGGATTGAATTGGAGGTGTATTAGTGGGTTTCTGGTCTGGTATATTTAACCGACTTCAGGGCATTACCACGTATGAGCCTCGGCAGTATAAGGTCGGCCCTACTGAGTTGGTTGATCTTTCCGGTGTTTCAGCCGCTAAGCTATTCAAGACTCAACCACACCTGCGTACTGTGGTTACGTTCCTTGCCAGGAATATCGCGCATCTGGGTGTACACTCCTACGTTAAGCAGAGCGATGGGGGTAGGCTGAGGGATACCTCGTCCCCTGTTGGCGGGTTTCTCTCTGGTGCCAAAGCTAATGAGAGCATGACTCTGTATCAGCTGATCTACGCTCTCGTTGTGGATAAGGCCCTTTATGATAGGGCCTACTGGTGGCCAGTAGTGAACCAGAACGGTAACTGGGAAGTCTACCGCCTGCCCCCTAGTTGGGTTCAGACCAAGTCTGATAATTTCGGTAAGGTCACGCATGAGGTTAGCTTCGAGTCAGATAAGAAGCTTACCTTGGACAGTTCACGTGTGGTCTATTTCGGTGGCTATCACCCGACTGATCCCGGAGGGTGCAGCGCGACCATTGTCAGTTTGAAGGAAGTACTGGCTGAGCAGATACAGGCATCTAAATACAGGCAGCAGTTGTGGGCTCGCGGTGGTAAAGTCTCTGCTGTGCTTCAACGGCCTGTTGACGCACCCCGCTGGACTGACTCTCAACGAGAGAATTTCCGTGAGGACTGGTATGAGAAATATACCGGTTCAGGTAAGCGAGCTGGGGGTACTCCTATTCTTGAGGATGGGATGACCCTTAACCGTGTGGACTTCAGTGCTACTGACCAGCAGTACATTGAGGGCGTTAAGCTTGCTTATAGCACGGTAGCTAACGCGTTCCATGTTAACCCCACAATGGTCGGAATTCTTGACAATGCTAATTACAGCAATGTCAGGGAATTCCGTAAAATGCTTTACGGAGATACTCTAGGTCCGCTTATTGCGGAAATAGAGTCCACTCTTAATGCATTCCTTATTCCTATTATGGGTGGGGCTAAAGGTAGCTATATTGAATTCAACGTAGCTGAAAAACTTCAGGCTGATTTCGAGCAGCAAGCACAATGGTTCCAGTCGGCTGTGGGTTCGGCTTACATGACCCGTAATGAAGCTCGGGCTAGGTTGAACCTTCCTGCTATCGATGGTGGCGATGATCTGATCACACCACTGAATGTGAGTGTGGACCCTGGAGGGTACAACCAGAACTCAGGTGAGGTCAGGACTAAGTCTCGAGGTGTGCGTGTGGACCGTAAGTCATGGGTCAAGAGATACACCACAGTGCTTGAGGCTCATGCCAGGAAGAGGCTGTATAAGGCAGGTCGTGTGAAGACCAAGGCCACAGCTGATGAGTCGTTAGCTGAGGACCTGCTTGATCTAGATCTGGGGCTGACCAGTGAGGTAGGCAGCAAGCTACTCGAGGGGCGTGACGAGGACTATGACAAAGGGTCTACTAAGTCATATCTAAAGAAGCGAGCTAAGCGTATCTCTCAGGGTATCGTTGATAGCCTAGAGGACCTAGAGGATGAGCAGGCTGAGTGGGAAGAGGCTATGGAGGGTGATGATCCTCCGGACACTGTCGAGCCTGTAGAGCACTGGCTGAAAGAAGCTGCCCTAGGCATGGCAGGGTCGATGGTTACGTGGGCTATGGGCTGGGCCACACAGGAGGCTGGCAGGCAGTCTGGTGCGGCTACCAAGACGTGGCATACGGGGCCTAATGCTCGAGATAGCCATGCTGCTATGGACGGTGAGCGTGTGGGCCTCGATGAGGAATTCTCTAACGGCATGAAGTATCCCGGTGATGATGATGACCCTGCTGAGGTTGCTCACTGTAATTGCACGACTAGCATAGATTGGGAGTAGCGATTAAGACTAAGTCGTTTAAGGTTAAAGCAGAAGAGTCTGAGGAATCTGGGTCAGGCTATTTCGTAGGGTATGCCTCAGTATTCGGTAATGTTGACTCTTACGGTGAGGTTATGGAGAAAGGCGCTTTCTCCGATACCCTGAAAGAATGGGAAGGCCGTAAGATCCCCGTCTTCTATGGGCATGACCTGACTAACCCCGAGAACAACATCGGATATGTTGAGTCTGCTGAGGAAGACGATACCGGCCTGCTTGTCAAGTGTGTGGTAGATACTGAGGGTCCAGGCAATGGCCCGATCGTTTATAAGCTTTTGAAGGAAGGCCGAATTGACCGTATGTCTTTCGGCTTCTATGTTAATGACGCAGACCACAAAGGCGGCGTGACTTATATTAAGAAAGTCTCGCTGCTTGAGGTGTCTGTGGTCCCCGCTCCGGCTAATCCCGAGGCGGCTATCAATGAAGTTAAGTCATCTAAGAAAGAATCGGGTATGACTCCGGAAGACATTGAGAAACTGATTGTGGAGCCCATCCTTAAGCACATGGATGAGGCTTTCGAAAAGTATTGTGGCGATGAGGAAGAGGACCCTAAGCCTGAGGAGAAGCCGGCTGAAGACAAGCCAGCTGATGATCAGGCTAAGTCCATCCTCGCTGAGATTAAGGGGTTGTTTGCGTGAGCGGGATTGAGGCACTGAAAGTTAAGGCTGCTGAGATCAAGGGCCGGCTGAAGGCAGTCGAAGAGTCAGGGGTTGTAGGTAAAGATACCGAATCTCTGGTCGAAGAGTATAAGTCAACTATTGCTAAGATCAAGTCCTTCGAGTCGAATGAAGGCGCGGTTAATGAACTGAAAGGAAATTCTGTGGCGGTTGCTGGTGAGGCTAAGTCCCTGGGTGCGCACTTTGTTAAGCACTTCGGTCCTGAGCTTGCTCGGGTTAAGGGCCGTGACAATTTCTCGGTGAATGGTCCCGAGTTCAAGGGTGCTGAGGATTGGCACCTGACTTGGGACAGCCTGATCGGTTTTGATACCGATTACGATAAGGCCGCGCATTACGCCCAGCCTCCGCTGTATGTTGGCGACCTGTTTGCACAGGGCATGACTAATAGCGCTGCTGTGGCCTGGCTTGATGACAGCGCTGTCGAGGGTGACGCCGGCTC